GAACGAGAGGCCAAGAACGAAAGGCTTCGTCGGGACCTTGACAAGATCAACGCAGGGAAGTCCCTGGAAGACGGGGAAGTGCAGAGTACTGTGAAGGCTGGGCGTCGTAGAAGGCGTCGGCCTATCTGAGCAATCTATTTGCACCGAGGGGTACAAAATGACGGAGCCAAGTGAGTATGGCGGTCACCCGGGGACGATTCAGCCGGAGCCGCACAAGCTAACTTCAGCCGAAGAAGCTCGGCTGATGCGGCGGGTAAACCCGAATGACCCGACCGATTCGATCGAGAAGGCGCGGGACCGAGAGGTGCGCGGAGAGCAGGATCCGCGGTGATCTGGTATCTTCGAAACGGCACCTTCAACCAGAGCAGGTTCACCTATCTTGGCTGTCGCTGGTTGGCACGGCAGCCTGGTCAAGGGGCCATCCTGTGGGGCGCTAACAAGGGCGGCTCTGCAGATCACGAGATAAATCACCAGAAGCCGCCGGGCTCTGTGCTTCTGCATTCTCATGGCAAGGCAGTGAATGAACCATGGTCCGGCGGTTCTGCATTGGCCGTGTGGACCCACGAGAAGGCACTGGAGAAATTCTCTCCGTACGTTAATCGTGCAGACAATGTGCTTGTCCTCGAGTGGGTTCCTGGGGAGCTGGAGGCGTGGTTCCTCCGTAATGGGGCCAAGGACTTCTGCACCAACGAGCAAATGAGGAGGCTCCTATGAACGACCGGCCGGTTTACAAGAGCCCGGCTAACGAGTCCGAGCGAGCGCACTCGCAGCGCGGTATCGCGACGTACGAGAAGAGGGTCTCCGAGCAGGACGCGCAGGCCAGCGCCGAGGAGGAGATGGACTCGGACAATGACCTAGATCTGGTCACCACTCGGGAGCTGCTGGAAGAGCTTCGGCTGCGCGGGGACCTGGCCATGGTCGCGATGCCCACGACGTCGCGTGGCGCGGATGGGTCGGTCCTCAGCGCCATGGCAGGCTCGCAGCTCCGGAGCCTGGAGACCGAGACCCTCGAGGCGGTGCGGGGTGCCTAAGCGCTGGTCGGTCCTCCTGGGGGCGGTCGTGGTGGCCGCCGCCGGGGCGCTGGCCTGCGGTTCTGGTTCCGGAGGGTCGGACTACGTGGAGCCTACGCCGCCGAGCGTGAGTCCTACGCCGCATCCCCTGGTACCGCTGCGCGGCGGCTACCGGTGTCGCGACGGTTACATCAGCCAAGCTCAGCACCGGCAGGGCGCGTGCAGCCACCACGGCGGTATCGCACTGCCCCGCTAGACTAGTGGGTATGGGATGGACACCTAGGCGCACTGACCAGGGCGAACAGGGGTCGGCGGCGGGTATTCCCTCCCCGGCCCCTCGGCGCAGGAGAGTGGTGCGCGAGAACCCCGCACCTATTAAGCCGGAGCCGGGCCGCAGCGGTAAGCAGGGCGATAGGCGGTCGCCGAGCATGGTTCAGATCGGTAAGCGGTGGTCTCAGATCATCGCGGAGGTGAAGGCCGGAGAGTATTCCTGGGCCGAGTTCGTCGCCAACCTGGATGAGGAAGAGCTAGCTCGGGGTCAGCTGAAGGACAAGAACGGCAAGTTTCAGGGTAGGCCGCCGTCGCTGGTCCCGCGCGAGTTCTTGCTGGCGGGTCAGCGTGAGCTTAAGCGGCGGTTCGACGAGCTGTTCCAGAAGGACGTCGTGGCGATGGCCAAGGCCTATCTCGAGATGGCCAAGAACCCGAATCTCAAAGAGGAGACTCGGGCCAAGATGATGCAGTACGCCATGGAGCGCGTCTTCGGTGGCATCCCCAAGGATGTGACCATCCGTCAAGAGCAGCCATGGGAGCAGATGATCGTCAACGTGATGGGCGATGACGGAGACCAAGGTCTGCCGGACCATCTAAGACGGCGATACGAGGGTTATCAGGAGCGTCAAGGCGCTGTAGACGAAGGCCAAGGGGATTAGATGACAAGCGGCGCGCAGTACGTACCCGTCCGGACCAGGCACCTGATGCATCTCGTAATCAGCTGCTTCACGTTCGGACTGTGGCTACCGGTCTGGGCCATCGTGGCCATTTACAATCACAACCGCACGGTCCTGCGGCAACTACCTCAGTGCCCCGACCCGTCGTACGTCCCGGGATACTGGCCGCCGTACGGCGTGGTGCAGATCGGTCCGCCTCCGCATCAGCCACCCCACCCGGAGAAACCGAGGTAGCCATGGCGCGCACCTACCACCGAGACAACAAGCGGAGGTGAGTAATGGCCAGCTCGATCAAGTGCCCGCGCGTGTACCGCGCCCTGAGGCGGAAGGGCTACAGCAAGACAAAGGCTGCTACCATTAGCAACGGCCTGCGCAAGAGGCGCGGGCATTGCTAGTGGGGCGGAAGAGACACTTGCAGAAATTCGGTGGAAGTCCGATGGAGCCCCACTAGCAACTGCTGAGCCGAATCCCATTCGCTATAGCTCAGTGCACACGCAGGCTCGGCCCCGCCCTCTCCTACGCAGGCGAACGCCAGACAAGGGAGTCGAAGGCGGGGCCGAGCTGTCTTATAGGGAGAACCGATGCTACGCCTTAACAAGTCGACTGTGCAGGCTCTGATTCGGGAGGCCGCCACGCAGCCCGACCGCGAGGTGTGCGGCCTCGTATGGGGCTCTGAGGGGCTGCGCGCCCAGACCGTGTCGCCGCTGCGCAACATTCACTCGGAGCCGGACAGGTACTACCGCACGGATCCTCTGGAGATCAAGGAGGTGTTCGACGCCATGGACCTGGAGGGCGGTTCGCCTATCGCCTGGTATCACTCGCACCCGAGCGGCAAGCCGGACCCGAGCGAGACGGACATGGCCGGGGCCTTCGATTCCGAGATGCTCTACGTGATCCTGTACCCGGACAGGGAGTTGCATTCCAAAATGGCAGGTGAGGCGTTCGGGGAAGAGGCACCTTGGCGGCTGTCCGTGTGGGAGTGCCTCTCGCCAGGTGTACTGGTGCAGTCCAGCTACGAAATCGCGCGATGAGAACGGTCAATCTCAGCAAGGTCAAGACCTGGCGAGAGCTCGGGTACGTACCCAACATTGCACAACGCAAGGTGCATCGCTCGCGCGCACGGCATCGGGTGAACTGTGCTGGGCGGCGAACCGGGAAGAGTGTCGCGGGTGGCCGGGAGCTCATGCCGTGGAATATCACAGCGCGCACGCTCAAGCCCATTCTCGACGACATGGGTATCCGGGCGGAGTACTGGATCGTGGGTCCGAACTACACGGACAGCGAGAAGGAGTTCCGGGTCTTCTACAACGACTGTCGGCGCAAGGGGATGCCGTTCGACAAGCCCGGTACGTACTACGACCCCAAGGGCAACATGAGCGTGAGCCTATGGGGCGGAGCGTTCGTGCTGCATGCCAAGAGCGGCGCGCACCCGGAGTCCCTGGTCGGCGAGGGCTTGCACGGGGTAATCATGAGTGAGGCGGCTAAGCTCAAGGAGAGTGTCTGGCAGCGCTTCATCCGGCCCACGCTGGCCGACTTCGTGGGAGAGAGCGTGTGGAACACCACCCCGGAGGGCAAGAACTGGTTCTACGACATCTTCCAGGCCGGGCAGGACCCCAAGCAGACGGAGTGGGCCAGTTGGCGACACCCGAGCTGGGTGAACCGGGCCGTGTTTCGCAAGGAGACCACCCAGGAGGACGTGGAGGTCCTCAAGCTGCTGCTCGAACGGGACCTGAGCGGGGCCGATGACAGGGAGCTGGCCGCGCTCAACGTGGACCCGGAGATTATCGCCATGGCGGTGGACCTCACGCCAGAGGCGTTCGCGCAGGAGGTGGAGGCCAGCTTCAGCGAGCACGTGGGCCGGGTGTTCAAGAGCTGGGACGAGGACAAGCACGTCGCGGACCTGCCGTACAACCCGAGCTGGCCGCTGTTCATCGCCACCGACTACGGCTACGTCGACCCGAACGTGGCGCTGTTCATTCAGTACGGTCCGCACGGCGAGGTTAATGTCATCGCCGAGTACTACCGTACCCATCGCACCCCCGAGGAGTTCGCGATGGATGTGCTGAACGACAGCCGCCTCTCGTGGCTGGTGCGCAACGCGAAGGGTATATACCCGGAGCCTGCCAACCCGGGCACCACTCAGACTCTGGCCAGCCACTGGCACGTCCCGGTGTTTGGCGGAACGCAGAGCCAGATCAAGCCGCGCGTCGAGGCTATCGAGAAGAAGCTCAAGCATCGCAACCCGCACCTACCGTGGGAGCACGCTGAGCGGCAGCCCTGGCTCCGATTCGACCGGACCTGCACGCACGGCCGCTTCGAGATGGATGCCTATCGCTGGCCGGACAAGCGCAAGCGCATGGGGCCGAACGGCACCGAGGTTCCAGAGGACAAGGACAACCACGTCCCCGAGGCCCTCGGCCGCTTCTTCGCTGGCCACGGGCTTATCGAGGGCAATCAGCCAGTCATGAACGACGCCATGGGACGCAGCGGTCGCGTACACCGGCCACGCCGGTACGCGCGCCGGTAAACTACAGGCCAGCGGCCATGTCGTGCCGCCGTGTGAAGGGAGAAACATGCCGGAGTACGCCGCGTACAGCAAGTACTCGAGCCCCCAGTGGCTCGTGAAGCAGTTGCCGAGCTGGGTGCCGCCGGACCACCAGACCCGCATCGCGGCCTACCTGATCTACGAGCAGATCTACTGGTCGCACATCGACTCCACCTACAAGGTGATGAACCGCGGGCTGGACGGGGACGACGTCCCGGTTTACGTGCCCTCTTCCCGCATCATGGTGGACACCATCGACCGGTACGTGGCTCCCAACCTCAGCTTCGACGTGGTGTCGGCCACTGGTAGCGAGAAGACACAGCTGGATGCCACGGCGGCCTTCACGAGCCTGTTCGCGCGGGAACGCTTCGGCAGCCGGTACGCCGCCGCCAAGCGAGACGGCATCATTTGGGGAGATTGGGGCTGGCATGTCACGGCGGACCCGGCGAAGCCGCAGGGCTCTCGTATCAGCCTGGTCCCGTTCAAGGCTCAGAACTACTTCCCGGTGTTCGAGGACGAGACGGTGCTCGGCGGGGACCCGGACAAGCTGGTCATGGTGGTGCTGGCCGAGGAGGTAGTGGTCGGCGAGGACCAGCGGGTCCGCACCCAGCGGTACATCCGCGAAGAGAGCGGCGTGATCACGAGCTCCGTCGACCTGTGGGAGCCGGACAAGTGGTTCCTGTGGCGGCACGACGACGACCAGGCGGACCCGGTGGAGAACCTTCTCCCTCCCACCCCCCTCCCTCCGCAGATCACGGCCTTCCCGGTGTATCACGTGCCGCATCGCTCCGAGACGGGGGAGGTGTTCGGCAACAGTCCCATGCGCGGCCTCGAAGTGCTGCAAGCGGCGGCTAACCAGGCGGTTACCGACGAGGACCTGGCACTGGCGCTCACCGGTCTCGGGGTGTACGCCACCGATGAGCCGGGCAGCCCGCGCGATCCGCAAGGCAACGTGGTCGACTGGTTCATCTCTCCGGGCGGAGTGGTGGAGAACGCCAAGGGCCTGCGCCGAGTGGAAGGTCTCACCAGCCTCGGCCCGTACAACGACCACGTGAACCGCATCGAGGGCTACATTGCCGACGCCAGCGGGGCCACCGATGCCGCCCGGGGTCGTATCGAGGTCACCGAGGCGGAGAGCGGGGTCGCCCTCCGGCTGCGACTGGGTCCGACGCTGGCCCTGGCGGAGATCCAGGACAAGGTCATTGTCGATGTGCACACCCAGCTCTTCCACGACCTCGTGCAGATGTGGTTCCCGGCTATCGAAGGCCTGAACTTCACCGATGTCACGGTGGTTCCCGTGCTGGGGGACAAGCTCCCGGTGAACCGGGCGGCCGAGGTCGAGATGGTCGGTCAGTTGGTGGTGGCCAACATCCTGAGCGCCGCGAGCGCGCGCAAGTACCTGGGCACTGTCGGCTTCAAGAACCTCTTCGACATTCGCGAGGGCGACCTCGTGCTGGCTGAGAAGGTGGCGCTGGCGGCGGCGGAAGGCGGGGACACCAGTCTCGAGGACCGAGCGGCCCAGGAGCAGGCCGGAGCCAACCCCGACGACGGCGGTCTGGACCAGGGGGTGCAGGAATGAGCTGCCAGCGCAAGGCGTACAACACGAGCATCGCCGTTCGAAATGCCATCCGGGTGCTCGGCCTTCAGCCGAAGCCTCGGGACGCGGAGTTCTGCAAGGGCTGCGGGCGCTGGCACATTCGGGAGGGCCTGCTGTGAGCGAGCTGCATGATGCTATCGGGAGCGACCTCGAGAAGTGGGTGAACGCCCTTCCTGCCGACGAGCTTTCAGAGGGGGAGGATGTCGGCATTCTGGGGGACTGGATCGCTGTGGTGAGCATGGTGAGCGTTCGTTCGGACGGAGTGCCGGTCACGCAGTACTATCTGTGCATGAAGGGCGGCAACATGTTGCCGCACGCCGCCATCGGTCTTCTGCACATCGGAGCCGGGCTGGCCGAAAGCCACACCGGAGAGCTCGATGGCTAGGCCGTGTCACGCCACCGGACCGCACGAGCCACACGAGTGGGACTGGCGCACGGGTTGGGGGTGTGATGGCTTCCCCATTGCCCAAGCCGAACCAACCCCTGCTCGACGTCCTCGGCGTGTCCGGCGTAACTCTGTCTGAGATGAACGCCATGCTGACCGATGGCGCGCAGGAGGCCGAGAGACTCATCCCCAAGCTGCTGGAGAAGCACACCACCGGCGGCAAGGTGAAGGCCGCCCAACTGGCCCTGGTTCATCGCGAGCTGAAGGTGGCGCAATCGGCCCTGTGGGGCGATCTGGGCCGAGCAACCCGCGAAGGGGTAGAGGAGGGCTACCTGAAGGCTGGCGACGGCCCTAACGACGTTCTGCTGTCGGTGTTCAAGAAGGCGGGGGCAAACCCAGCGCCGTTCCTGGCTGCGTGGCGGCAGCAGGCCAAGCAGGGCATCGATGCCGTGCTGGCCAAGAGCAAGAACGGCATCCCGCTGAGTCGCGCGGTGTACAAGACGCAGGCTTGGGCCAGTGGGCTGGTGAACCGCAAGGTGAGCCAGGGCCTGCTGCTGGGCATGAACGCCAAGGCCATCGCCAAGAGCGTGAAGGACCTTATCAACCCGAACGTGGCGGGCGGGGTCAGCTATGCCGCGCATCGGCTGGCCCGAACGGAGATCAACCATGCTTATCAGACCAGCCAGGCCGAGCGGTACGCCGACGAGCCTTGGACCCGTGGGATGCGCTGGAACCTCAGCGGCAGCCACCCGAAACCTGACATCTGCAATGAGCTGGCTGTGCGCGACAAGTACGACCTGGGACCCGGCGTATACCCCGTCGGCCAGCGCCCGGACAGTCACCCCAACTGCATGTGCTATCAAACCCCGGAGCAGCTAGGCGAAGAGGACTTCATCGAGAACTTCCTCAAGGGCGACTATAACGCTTACCTCGACGAGAAGGTCTACACGCACGCGCCCGCGAGCGAGCTGCTATGTCCCTAGACGACGTACGGCATGTCCGGGAGATCATCGACGAGCGGGACAAGCGCTACGAGCAGCGCTTCCAGAGCCAGGAGAAGGCGCTCGGGGAATCCAAGGAGGATCTAAAGGCGCGCCTCGACTTACTGAACGAACTACGCGAGGGGGTCGCTACTCGCGCCGAGCTCGCCG